GCAAAAAACGGTGGAGCAAAATCCTATGAAGACGCACGTTTCTGGGAAGCCCAAACCGATAAAACAGGTAACGGAAGTTTCGTAATCCGTTTCCTCACACAGAAGGATGGAGAAGACCTGCCATGGGCAAAAGTCTTTACCCGCGGATTCAAGGGTCCATCCGGAAAATGGTATGTTGAGAACTGTCTCTCCACTATCGGTCAAGACGATCCAGTTGGTGCTTATGCATCCAAGATCTGGAATCTCGGCGGTAAAGAGAATGAAGACCTCGCTCGCGTTTACAAGCGCAAGTTGACCTACATCTCCAACATCATGGTCATTTCTGACCCAACAAATCCTGCCAACAACGGTAAAGTATTCCTTTACAAGTATGGCAAGAAGATTCATGACAAGATTCTGTCTCTCATGCAGCCAGAATTTGAAGACGAATCACCAGTAAATCCTTTCGATTTCTGGACAGGCGCCGACTTCAAACTCAAGATTCGCCAGGTTGAGGGTTACCGCAACTATGACAAGTCTGAGTTCGTTGAGCCAAAGGCAATCGCTTCTTCCGACGACGAGATTGAAAAGATCTATGCATCTGTTTACTCGCTCCTCGAGTTCACCGATCCAAAGAACTTCAAGCCTTATGCCGAGCTCGAGGCAAAGATGAAGGCCGTCCTTGGCGACCAGGCAATTGCTCCTGAGACTGCAGAGGAACTCGCAACTAAGGTTGAGACTGCAAAGCCAGTTGGCAAGGTTGCTACAGCTCCTGAAAAGGAAGTTGCTCCTGCTCCTGCCGCAGGTGATGAAGATAGCGAAGACCTCGAGTATTTCGCTAAGCTCGCTAAGAGCTAAGTAGTTTCTAAGACCGTGGTCAAAGCCGATTGGAGAAATTCAATCGGCTTTTTTTGTGCGAAAATTCTGGCAAATTCTTATTTACTTTTCTGAATTAAGTAATATGCTGATTCAATGAGCACCAAAATTACATGGTATCGAAGCCCAGATTATGCGCTGATTGCATTACTCGTCGCCGACACCGCAAGTCTTACAGTGATTCTCGTCGCTAAAGACGGTCTCAGTTATGAAGTGCTTAGCACCAAATACAACGCGCTTCGAGTCACGGGCACTCTTGAAAATCAAATCGAGTTCGCGAAGGAGGCAGCCATCGTGAAGCTAAAAGCCATCGTCGGAGCTCTTGCCTTTGCTCTCATCTCTACCGATATCAGCAAATGAAGAAGAACTATTCAATCTGGTCCGCCTCTGGCTATCCAACAACTCTTGGATACGAGCACGCACGCATTCCTGCAAACATGTCGATAACGAAGGAGTTGATGGATGTAGTCATGCGTGCGTCCAAATTTATTGACGAAACGTTCATCGAGACAGACACTTACAAAAAACTGGTAGCCGATAGCGAGGGTGGCAAATACGAATGTGGTGCACTAGAGTTTGCATCATCCATCATCAAAAAACCCGAGGACTTAACGACATTCTACAAATACGTTGAGAGTCTTTTCAAAACCGCTGGGCGGGTTGCGAAGTGTAAGTTCGTTGCAAACACTGAAACACCAACTCATTACGTTGAGGGTGGTGGCGGTCACATCCATCTTGGCTGCGATACTGGTTGCGGCTCTAATCATGCAGTTCGCCTTGCAAATAAGATCATCGTATTTCTCCTAAACAACCCGACCATCCCCTGGTTCATGTCTGAATGGTGTGATGATGACGTATGTGTCTCCACATTTTATCACAGCATCCTGAAATACTTCGGCGCCGGCGAAATTCCTCTTACGACCAACATGATATGGGCGCATCTCGATCATCAATCTTCCGGCTGGGGAATGGGACCGGCGCAATCAAGATTGCAGGGAGCGATTAAGAATCCAATGCCGACCGTTGAGATTCGCTGCTTCCAATCTCCGACTTCACTGGAAAATCTTCATGACAACGCCGATATGGCAATGAAGATTTTCATGCATGCGCAGTATCATTCCACGCCTCCTCTTCGATTCTCTTCAGTTAAGGAGATGAAGAAGTTCTACAAGACGCATGACCCCATCAAAGAGTTCAATTTAGTTCTCGCCACGCTCGGTCTTGAACGCAAGCGATACTCAAAGTATTTGGCAAACTATCGTCGTCGACTGCGTGATGGCACTCTCTTCCCCACAAACTCTGATGAGGATGACGACTATTAAGGCGTCGCGACAGGATCTTTGTCCTTGACAGACAGACGAAGGTCGTGTTCGATATCAGCAAAGACATCGAGGACCTCACCCTTAAACTTCTTGTAGCGCTCTAGAATTTCTGCAGAGGCTGAGGGCTGATCACCCTTTTCCGTTTTCTGGAAGGTGATGTCAAGTTTCTCCATGTCGGTAGTAATCTCTTTGATCACGGCATCAAGTTTGGAGGTGAGGAGGTTCTTATACTTCTCATTCTGCGCGAGCTGACCTGAAATGGAACCGCCTCTGATCTTCATCAGACCCTTCTGAATGTCTTTCGTGTTACCACTGAATGTGCCACGAGCAGTCAGTGCTGCTCCGTGAACCTGCTTTGAAACACCCTTGGCTGCGCCATGTGCGCCCGAAACTCTGGACTTCAGTCTGTCAACGAGACCTTCAACGATCGCGTAACGCTTACCCTCAAAGATAAAGAAGGTCTTGCCTTCTGACGTGGCTGTCTCTGCGAGACGGAGAAACTGTTCTTGGAGGACTGGTGAAAGTGTGTTAAGCATGGTTGTATTTATTTGTTAAGCTGCTCCAGCTGCCCAGAGGGAGGTTCTATCCATCAATGCACCAGAAGAGATATTCACTGTCGCGTTGGATGTAGATACATTATTCACTGGAGAAGGGGCCTGAGGTGACTGGATGATCACGGGTGAAGGTGCAGATGCAATGTCAGCTCTTTGGACGGCCGCTTCCTTCAATGAATTAACGGAAGATTCAAGTGACTTAGAAGCCTGAATGCGATCCTTGTTGTAGTTTGCAATCAATTCGCGCGTAGAATCATTCTTCGTTGCAGCTCCTGCCGCAATGTTAATGTCTGAATCCGAGGCGCCTGATTTTGAAAGTTCTTCCTTCGCCTTTGCAACATTACCACCAAACCTTTTAACTGCAGCGTTGTAATCCTCTAGAACCTTATCGTTGATTACGAGCGCGGGTGTCTTGTCACCCATCATTTTCTTGATGAATGGAGGAATTAAATTTGTGATCCAAGTTCCAATCCACTCGCCAACTCTGCGAATATTATCAAATGCTTCATTAACAAATTCCTTCGCGAAATCAACCACCGAGAAATTCTTAAGTGAACGCTTTATCTGGTCCATACCAAATGCGCCAAGAACTGGAGCGATGACATAGTCCTTGATAAGATCGATCAGCATCGATGGAAGTGATAGCAACCAAGTAAGAGCGCCTTTACCAGCACCTGCAATTGCCGATACTCCCTGTTCAAGTAGGCCAGCGCCATCGTCGACAGACTTTTTCCAGTCATCAAATGCTGCAGTGACAACATACCAAGCAGCTTCAATCGGCGCAAAGATCTTACCAATAGCTGATCCTATCACCTTGAATTTGGAGAAGATGGAACCGATTTTCTCAAAAAATGAGAATAGTTTGCCGATAACTCCACCAGACTTTGGAGAAAATGCTTCAGCAATCTCAGCAATTGCTTTCATAAAGCCTGATGACTTGAACTCCTTGAATAACGTTTCGATGCCGTTTCCAAATGCATCTTTGATTTTCTTGCCAACAGCAAAAACTTTATCAAGTTTTAGCATTCTTTTAATTGGCCCAATAAAGTTTTTAATGTCGTTGGCCTCGCGCTCAAGAGCTAAGGCTTCCATCCTGAGTTCGAGCGCTGCTTTGTTTGCAGCCTCCGCCGCAGCGCCAAGTTTGACGGTTCTTGATTCAGCCCCAAATCCCTTGCCAACCTTTGTGCTGTTCTCCAACTTTTCTGCCTGCATTTTCAGCACCTTTGCTTTGGTCATTTTCTTCTTTGCAAGTTTGCCGGAGTCCTCAAATATTCCAGTTAGAACCCTATCAATCGTTGAAATAGTAATCTTGAAAGCACCAGTAGCAATCTTAAAAGCGCCGACCACTGCCTTCTCGATATCAATACCATGCGACTTCATGAGGCCTGAAATAAAGCCAATGCTCAATCCGCCGAGAGCTGCCATAGCACCAGCAAGTGCAGTCGTAAATTCACCAACAACTCTCGTAATGAATGGGAGCATTGGAAACAGATCGTGAACGAATCGTCCAAGAGCATCCATGATGCCTGCGAATGGAGAATCGATATGTCTATTTGACATACGTGATTCCTTCTTCTCTGCTGGCACTGGCTTACGCTTCATCTTATCCATCTCAGCCTCGGCACGCTGAAGATCTGAATCATTCAGTCCCTGAAAGTACTTGGAGAATACACCCTCAAGTCGCATCTGTGATTTCAACTGCATGCCTGCAATCGAACGAAGATCTCCGATTTCATTTCCCAGATCCTGGATGCCAGAATTCTGCTCCTTAATGGATTCTACTACATCTGAGATTGAATTTGATCTTCCTGCCATGTCTTATTTAGCGTTTGCGCGTCGTTCGTTTTCTTCTTTTATGTCCTCAACTGTCATTGATACGTAAATTTCCCTCTCCCACGGTAACATATTGTCAAGTTCTGTTAGCGAATACTTGTGGCGATAGGTCAGTTCGAAGTTCGTCTTAAAGTGATTCGCAAGAGAATCGTGTGAGAGGGCTATTAGAAAAAAGATTCCAGCCCTGTCAGAGTAATCTTGTTCTCTTCGCCACACTTCTCACAGGTAAATGCAATGTCATGGGAGATTTTAGGTGCAGCATTGATGAAGTCTTGGATCTTACCCATCTGCTCCTTGTTCATTGATTCGACAAACGCGACCAACTCTGCCTTGGTGGATTCAGAAGCAGGATAAACCTTGTCGGCATCAAAGATGGACTCGATACAGAGAATGATCATGTCGATTGGTGTAACGTTCTCTGGAAGATTGGTAACGTCCTTAGTTGTAAGGAACTTCAGGACAACGCCGATGTCATCTGAAAGTTTGATTGTCTTCAGCGCCTCGGCTTCTTTCACGTTCAGAACCTTTACTTCATCGAGATTGATTTCAATCGGATTCTGCGCAGAACATTTCGTGCACTTGATCTTGAGCTTCGAGTTCTCGCCGACTGACTTAGCACGAAGGCGGAGGAAGATGTATTCGATATCGAAGACGGTGAGAGAATCAGGATCAACCTTACCGAACGTGCAGTTCGTGATGACCTCCTTGATTGCGTTTGTAATTTGCTTCTGCTCACCGGACTCTTGAGCAATGTAGAGAATCTTTTCCTCTTTGACGAGGTAAGGACGGTATTCAATCTTCTTTCCAGAGGATGGAATAGTTGTTTGATACTTTGGAAACGATAATGTAGGGAGACTCATGTAAATATTTATCAGATGATCTTGGTGATTCCACTGATGGCGTTCTTGATGCCACTCAATCCGGACTGGAGGGCGTTCTCAATAACGAAGTCGCGATAGGTAAATGAGACTGTCATGCGAGCAGTGGTGCCGTCAGAGGTGTTGTCAAGTTCAATTGAATTGACGGAGGTTGGGAATGCATCAATCAGTTTCACACCATAGACTGGAAGATTCTGAGCATTGAGTTGCTGAATAACAACGTCACGTGCATAGTCCTTGAGGTATGGAGTTCTATACTTCGTCATGTTCAGAACAAGATCAAGCCAGCGATCGAACATCTTCTTCATGTAGTAATCGTTGGTGACGTGAAAGGCAAAGGTGATATCTTCCTGGATGATTCCATTCGGGATCTTCAGGTTGTTTCTGACCGTCTGATAGTCAAGAGTTGTTACCTCACGGCCTGGCATGGAACATGATTCGCAGAGAATAGCAACGTCGCGTGGATCGTTGATGAGACTCTTGAGGTTGAAACTGTTACCAGAAAGAAGACCGACAACCTGCGATTGAATGTCAAGGTTAATGAGCGACTGCTCGGGCGGTGCCATGATGATGGCAAATCTGTTAGGACGTGCAAGACCTTGATGAGTCGAGATTGAAGACTTGAAGGCATCAATGCCAGATGGATTGAGGATTGATGCAGCCTTTGCGCCAATATTTGAAATGAAGCTCATGTTCTATTTAGATGCGGACGTCTGACAGTTTCATTTTATATGGATCAATGTCGCCGAAAAGTATCTTTCTAACAGCCATGGCATCATCTGAAACGTCTCCTGAGTAGAGGAACTTTCCACCCTGCTTCTTTGCAAACCTGATCACGCGCTGATAGAGCTTGGTGCCAATTCCCTGCCTCTGATATTTCTTATTGACCTCGAGCCATTCGATGGACAGATCGTTATCACCAGCCTGACGATAGTCTGCATCACGAGCAGGAATAAGGCGTGCAACGCCTACTTCTTTCCCACCCAATAGCGCTCGAATAACCCATAGATCGTTGCCTTCATCCTCACCCCTTTCTTTGGCTGTAGTGAATGTAAGACCTGCAGGTGCGACTGACTCTGACAACTCCTTCATGAGAGGGGCAGCCTTCATTTCAGGAGTAAGATCACGTGCTCTCATTCCACGAGGGAAGAGATGAACCTCCATCTTTACCTTTGGACCGTAGAGTTCTTTAAGAGCAGCAGCACGATGTCTTCCATCATGTGAAGTAATCTGCCACGAAGAACGATCCGCGTTCCATTCGACGTTGAAGAACGGTTGACCAAATCCTTTACCGCTCTTGATCGCATCCTTCAGAAAGTTTATGGTGATCGCATCCTCCCTTGAACCATCCATTGGAATAGCCAATTCAAGGAACTGATCAGGTGTCATCTCCCTTTTGAAGCCGCGATAATCAATTTCCTGGTTATATGGAACTGCACCAACCCCGTCCTTCGCATCGAACTTTACTGCCTCTGTCATGCTCGATAGCTGTCTAAGCTGTGCGACAGTGATGCCAAGTTTATCTGCGATTGCATGGACCTTGGAGTATGGAGTATCAGCGGTAACCGTCTTTAGGATCTGCTTCTGTTCTGGTGACATCATGTGAATGATATCCGCGTACCGATCTTTCTTAACGACTACTGGCTTCTTGCCACCAACAATTGCCTTCACCTCGTCGTAGGTATTGGTTCTCTTATCGTAGTCGAGCTTATCAGAATATTGTGGGAGTGCATTGTCGAATGCGTATTCTTCCACCTTCCCACCAAAATATCTAACCACATCAAGCGTGGACTCAAACACCTGATTAGAAAGTTCTGACCATGAATCTTTCCAGATTGAAATGACCTTAGAGACCGTCCAAATTCTTCCTGTAACTGGAGCAAACTTCTCTCTGATAAAATCACGTGGCGATCCAAATGTTGGGATCTTCAGGGATGGATTCGAAATGAATGTTAGAAAGTCTTCATATGAACCTGTCACAGCGATATCAGGAAACTTCGAAAGCTGCGTCGCCAATGCCTTTCCCTGGTTGTCTGCTGACCTCTTCGATACTGCATCATTGATCAACTTGAGTTGAGCGAAGAGCTCAACGTGGGTGGTGGCGGAGCCGAGGTCGATGAGCTGAAATGTATTCCAACATGCGAAGGTGTGGGCATCGGCGGCGGTGAACGCCACTGGTTTCTTCGTCTTCGTCAGGTCTGGGTTCTCGAGGAACTGTTTAAAGGTCTTCATTCGGCGGAAATCTTTGCATTGAGCTGCGCAACAGTGAGACCGAGTTTGTCGGCAATGTCTGCCTTCTTAGCATATGGAGTATCGGCAGTAAGATTCTTGAGGATGAACTTCACCTGAGGATCCATGACGTGGGCCTTGTCAGATGGCTTAGAGATAGTCTGCGACTGACCAAGCATTGCAACCACTTGATCGTATGTTTCTAATTCATCCTCTTCTGCGTAGCCTCTTCCATTATCGTAGAGACATTTTTCTGGATCCATTCGATAGAACTTCAGAATCTTTTTGATGTTTTCAAATTGAGATACGCTCACATCTGACCAGCGGTTTCTCCAGATTGAAATAATTTTGCTGCCCTTCCACAGTCTTCCCTCCACTATATCCTTACGACGTCTGTCGATCTGAGCTGCATCGTGATGGTCTCTCCATTCTTGAGCATCCTTTTCCGTTCCATATGGATAATCAAACGCGCCAAATGGGTTAGCTTTAGGTCCGCCATTTATGAGAAACTTATGGATCTCATCGTGAGTATCAGCAACCACGGTTGCAATTGCAAACTTATCGAATGCAGAGAAAGCAACGGCACCTACATCGCGCCAATGATGGCCAGCAACCCCATCTGGATCCTCTGCAAGAAATTCTTTGAAGGTCTTCATATCATCTTCTGCGAATCCATCCAAACTTTCTCCTTCGAAGCTCCAGTGAAGGACTCGCTTGGCAAGTAGACAGCCATTTCCCAGTCGCTCGCTGGAACAATCGAGAACGGTGAGCGCACGTGATCCAAAAGATATCTTTTCCAGCAAGGTTTGAACTGACGATACTTCTGCGAAGAGGAGAGAATGTCGTATGACATGTTGATCTTCGTTGACTCGTCGAATCGCTTGTTGGATGAGATGTCGTAGAGACGGGATAGAAGTAGTGCGCGAACAGGAGGAGAGATGTAATGGAGATTCAGACCATAGAAGCCACCCTCGGCTGGCTGGACAACCATTGTGAGTGGGAACTTATCCCAATACTCCATCGAGTCGGCAGTCTTCGCGTCATAGAAGAACATGTGCATCGAACCAATTGAAGGTCTCGAACGCACGATCAGGGACGGATCTCTCAGAAGGGTATTACGATTAAGAGATGAGATGTTCTTGAGACGATTCTGAAACCACTGTCTTGAAGCCTGTGAGCGAGCACGAAAGCGATTAGCTTTGACTTCTGCTTGTACTTTTTGGAATAGAGACGGAGGTTGAACGGCCATTTCTTATTTATTTGAAACTTTATGGTAGAACGTTCTCTGCAACTGGTCTATTCGCCGTTGCATTCCAAATGCTCTTACCCTTTTCGAGAGCAAGATCTTTCAGGAATTTCAGTTGCTTTGGTTTAATGGAAACACTATTTAGAAATGAGAAATGAATTGTGTTTGATGTTTCAACAACCCTTACCCAACCTTTTCTGTAGGCATACTCATACATGTCAGGCATCGGCACTTCCTTCCCATCAAGGTAGTAATCACGCTGTCCACCATCCGCCCATGTCCTAACCTCGAAGTGTCCCTTACCAATAACATCGCCAACATACTCGATGTGCCGATTAACTTTGATAAGCTCGCAGTCAGGCGAAAGCCAGAATTCCTGGCGGCCGTACTCGAGAAGAAACTCCTTAAATGAAATCATGTGTTGATAACAAGAAGGTAGAAGACTTCACCTGGAGTCTCAGCAACATAATTCCAGCCTGCGATGTCTTCATCAGAGCGATCATAATCCGCAGAAGAATACTTGAACTGAAGGATCTTTCCGGTTTTCTCTGACTTCACTGAGATTGGTGCTCGAGCTGAGCGTGATCCAATGGCTCCATCGATCTGCGATCTATCAACTGTTCCATGACGGCCCTTCCACGAAATGATTGAAGAGAGAAGATGTGCTTCAACGGCTTCTCTGATTACGGAGTTTGGGATGTGGGAGGGGATTCTGACGTGTTTCATTTTGAATATCGGGCGGGTGAGGTGTCTGATGCTAGGTTTGTTTTGATGAATAGGTCATGAGCTCTTCCGTCGTAAATCTTTCCTTCATGTTCAATCCATGTATGGGAAATCTTACGGAGTTCTTCCATGATGCCGAACTTCTCTGCATACTCATGCATACTCAGTTCGAGGTTTCTCATGCTCATCAATTCCTGTGGTGTAAAGTTTCGTGCTGTGATGTTTGGTTTGTCGATTGAGAAAGTGCCGTCAACTTTCTTTGGGAAGAAGCCTGCTCTGTTTGCTCTCTGAATGAACTCATAGAAATCTCTGATTGGCGATTTGTGAAAGAGTTCATCGAAGGTCATGCTTCCTATTTAGCTTACGAGGTCCTCCGGCTTTGGCACATATTTGTTTGGCGCGACCTTTGAGCGATACTTCTTTCCTTTAATGACGATGATGCCGTCAATCCATTTTTTACCCGACCAACCGCTTTTCCATCCAAGACCCTTCTCCCATGTTCCATTCTCCCATGTTCCATAGAAGAATCCATCTTTCCATGTGCCATTCTTCCAGACAGCTTTATCTGAAAATTCACCATATTTCCATATGCCATTCTTCCAGATGCCTGACTTAAAGTAACCGTCTTTCCATGTGCCATTCTGCCATTCGCCGCCCTCCCATTGACCGTCAAGCCATGTGCCGCCTTTCCACGTTCCAGATTTCCACTTTCCATCGGTCCAAATTCCTCCAGCCCAAACCTTCCCATCCCATTCTGGATCGTAAAACTGGTGTTTATTGTCTGCAAACTCTGGTGTATCAAGTGCTCCAAACATTCTAGCGCCAAGCTTCTTCATGTCAGATGAAGCAGCGTCCATAAGTTGACGAGGATTCTTTACGTTAGCCTTGAAGTCGAGAGCCCTTTTGATCCATTCATAGTCCTCATCCTCATCAGCATACGATTTTATTTTGTCGAAGACGGTATCGTTGTTGTGCTGAAGATCGTAGATGTGGTCAATGTAAACAGCGAGGTGGGAGGTGTCAGAGTCTGAAACTGCAAATAGCTTTAGCCAACCTTCACAGATTCCTGCCCATGCTTTGCCACCATAACCAGGATCCCATCGTAAATTACGATAAACTTTATATGCGAGGTTAACAAACCAGACCTGACTCTTATCGTGGATCTTAAGAGCGGCCATGACAGAATTGAGAGACTGTGTTCTTTGCGCATTGAAGATATCGCCTGACTTGTGAGGTGCTCCAAGTGCTCTACCGGTTTTTTTACCGAAATAAGTTTCAAGAAACTCGAAGCCGTCGTTCCCAAGTTTTTTCTTTAAGCGCCATTCAGCCGCCGTCAGTTCTTCACCGCTTGGAACTGAAGACATCGCGTATTCGTCATAGGTAAATCCTTCAGATGTTTCAGAGAAGACGTGTCTGAACTCCGCGCACATCGAATAGAAAACAGAATCGAGGAGGTGCTTCTTCAGGAATGGGAAGAGCTTGTGCGCTGCGGCATTGACTGCCTCAAACGTAGCATCAGTCGATGCATAGAACAATTTGTGGTCAGGTTTGAACTCTCTCATCTTCCCAAGGTTGACACCCGCCATATACGAGAGAAGGTAGAAGTCAGCCATCAACACTTGAGGTGAGGATGGAACAGAATATGAAAGCGCAGATTCATTGAGGCTCTCACCCATTACCGACATCTGACGAAGCTGAGCAACACTGATGCCAAGATCATCCGCCATTCCATTGATCTTGGAGTATGGAACATCTTTAGTTGAGATGGCTTTAAGGATCGCCTTCTGTTCTGGATTCATGACGTGCATGATATCCTTGTAGCGATCTTTTACTGAGACCTTCTCGCCTCGAAGCATATCCTCGACCTCGCCGATTGTAAAGAATGGGGAATCTGACGGGCGGAATCCATCATCATATCCATATTCCTCTGGATTTCCAGGAAGAATCTTCTTGATTCGCTCAAAGGTTTCATGTGATACTTCATCCCATGAGTCTTTCCAGATAGAACAAACCTTGCTTACTTTCCAGAATCTGCCTGTTACAAGACCAAGATCTCTTCCTGCAGTTGATGCACCTTCTACCTTTATCCATGCTGCAGTCTCGGCAAAATCTTCTGGCTTTCCTATCAGAACCATACCTCTCTTTGAGAGAAGTTTTACTGGACCATCATCCTGCTCCGGCTTATAGTAATGGAGTATTGAGCTAATATCTTGGTGTGTTTTGCGCGCACCATAGACTATGAACTTTTCAAAGACGGTAAAAGCAAATGCATCATGATCGAATGGTTCAATGACATCGTTTGGATAATCAGGACTCTCAAGAAATGTTTTGAAGGAAGGGATTGTGCTCTCAGCGGCGGCCATGTTCTTGAGTTGTGCAACCGAAATTCCCATACCATCAGCAACGTCATGCATCTTCGAAAGCGGAACGTTCGTATCCTTAGTTGCAATCGCTTTAAGGATCGCCTTCTGTTCTGGATTCATGACATGCTTGATGTGATCGAACTGAGCTCCAACAGAAACCGATTTGTGACCGACTTCTTTCCTCACCTCGTCATACTTATAGATTTTCTTAGCTGCATTTCGATCTGCTATTTCCCACGCATAATCAGTTGGACTGCCGTGGAGATGTGTAATCAGTTTCTCAATGCCTTCAAGTCCTTGCTTTGAAACTTCATTCCAGCGGTTTTTCCAGACTGCAATGATCTTTGAATCTGTCCAAAGTCTGCCTGTTACCTCGCCAAGATCTCTGTCGCGCGGCACCTCTGCATTGCTTCTGAGTATGACAGAACAGTAATCACCAAAATCTGCGACTGACCCAATGATTTGAAGTTTCAGGTCAGAGAGAATCTTTTGAAGATATACGACGCCAATCTCTGCGCTCGGATTTCTCCGTTTTGTATGGATGTAATGAGATACTGCATAACCAATTTCGAGGTGGGTTGGTCCATCACTTCCATCACTCTTTCCAAATAGAACAAACTTCTTAAAGACAGCGAATGTAACTGCGTCCTCTGAGTGATATCTCTTTGACTTATCCGAGAATGGAAAGTCAGGTGTCTCTAGAAAATCTTTGAACGTTAGCATCACTTATTTATTACAGGATCTTCATGCCCAGACCACGGAGTGTGTGTTCAGACCATACCTGAAACTTCCAACCCCTGGCTTCAGCATACTTCTTGGCTGCTTCCCACTTACTCTGATTCTTCACGTAGGTCATAACCTCGAGAACGAACCTCTGAGTTTTCTTCTTTGGGACCTTCGGCTTATCTATTTCCTTCTGTGGTTTGATCTCGATCAGATATGTCTCACCATTACGAAGCTTGAACTTGAGGTCTACAAAATATCGATGTGGCTGTCTGTCTGTTCCACAGATGTAGGGTATGACAGTCTCTTCAGAACTCCATGAAATAACATCCGAGTTCTCGTCGAGCCAGCGGAAGGCTGTCCGTTCCCAGAGAGAACGGTACGTGACGTTAGAAGCATCACCCATATATTTGCCTCTGTTCTTGACTGGATATTTACCGGAGTAGGCCATGACGAATAAATACTATTTATGGCAACAGTTCCGACAACAGCACCAGTCAAGAAGTCTTCGACTCCAATCCTCGTTTTCCCCTCTGAACTGCGGTCTGTTGGTGGATATCCTTACATGGCATTCGTTAGAGATGCGAGAGTTGTCGTTCATGCCAATGAGGATAAGTCTCTTCAAGATTCCATATCCATCCACCTCCCAATGCCGACTGGTCTGAAGTTCGATGAAGATGCAAGTTATGATGGAGTAGACACCGGACTGGCGGGCGCAGCCTATGACGCTCTTGCAAATGCAGGGTCGAAGATTGGTGCGGCTGATGGTTTTACAGGGAAAGCGATGGCCGCACTCGGGCAGGGTAAAGAACTCGTCAACAATTTTGTAACGCTCGAAGCAGCAAAAATCGCAGCACAGAAGATAAGTAATGATGCCATCGCTGCGAAGATAAAGCAAGGGAAGGGCATCATCTCGCAATCAAATACCGTCACAACGTTCCATGGGAATAAGGTTCGAACCTTCTCATTCTCATATAAGCTAATTGCAAAGTCAGAGGAAGAGGCTCGAGACATTCGAGCAATCGTAAAGACATTCCGTGAGGCAGTCTATGGGGCAGCAGCATCAGGAGACAACATGGGTCTGTCCATTCCACCAAAATGGCACCTAAAGTTCTACTCTTCTCCGGGTGTAGAGAATCCATTCATTCCACAGATTGATGAGTGCTATATAACAGGTGCGAGTGTATCATTCAACGAAGGGACAAATCTCTTCCACTTCGACGGCTCGCCAATTGAGACAGACGTCACGGTCTCCTTCTCTGAAACCAGAGTTCTTCGTTATGATGACATTCGTACCCTCCAACCAGAGCTCGCTCAGGTCCAGAAGGGTGTCAAGCGCCGCCCATCCCTGATCAAATCGATCAAAGATGCCTTTAAGAAAAACAAATGAGCTTCTTCAGACAATTTCCAAAGACGACCTACGACCCCCTGAAAAATGGAACGTCGACATCCATCATTGACATCTTTCGTGCAGTTAAGATCAATGAGCTGGTTCGCGATGCTGTTACGCCATACCAATATTATTCAGTAAGTGATGGAGATAGACCTGACATCGTCTCGCACCGGGTGTATGGAACTACAGACTACGACTGGACATTCTTCTACGTGAATGATTCACTTCGTGAGGGTCTTCCAGCCTGGCCAAAGTCTCACTTCGAAATGGAGAAGCACCTCGAGCTCACCTACGATCCATTCGTGGTTCTTCAGTTTGCTACCAGTATTGAGAATGTTGCAGTGAGTCACTTCAAGGTTGGTACTTTTCCGAATTACGTAAATGCGCTTCAGTCATATCCATTTGCTAACAATACGGAGCGCACCTTTCTCCATAAACAAGATGCACTCGATTTTATGGCTGGGGAAACGGCCGCAGGTCGCACAACGGTCCTCCGTGAATATTTCGTCGATAATATTTCTCAGTTCATCGTAGAAACAAAATACTTTTGCTATGGACTGAACTCTGCAGGCATTATCGTTGGAACTGGAACTGTTCATTCATGGAACCCAGAACTATCCCAGCTCTGGCTATCGGATGTTGAAGGTGACTTTACCCTGGCAGTGAACTGCCGAATTGATGCCGCCTCCCCAGCCAATCTTCTCGGGTGGGTGTCGAAGTATCTTCCAGGTCTTTACGATTCGGCATACTTCTCAAATCAGCTCGCGGGGTTCCCGATTCTCGTAAATCCAGATGATGGTTCTACCCCATACTTTCTCTACTCGCCGGACATTCCCGCGATCCAGGCATATCTCGCCGCCTATGGAATGTTCTCCATCAACCGAGTGTTCCTCTCTGGCAGAACGGCACCACACCACTACGTTGATGTGGGTGGTGCAGAAGCATCGAACCGATTCCTCTTTGGAGATTCGACCTTCGAAGAGGCTTCACTTACCCCCATCACCAACTACGAATGGGAAGAAGCTCAGAACGATGGGAAGAGACAGATTAGAATCATTCGTCCAGAGCTCATCACATCTTTTGCAGATCAATTCGAAAAAGTTCTAAATGCCTGAAGCAAGAACAGGGGTCATCCCATCCACGCACCGCATCGTCTCACCTACCTCGTATTCGATTCGCTCGATTGAATTGACGAATCATCGAGGAGAGGTCGTGAACATTGAAGCCATTGTAGCAGACTTCACGATCCAGGAGTCTCTCTACTCCCCGACCCTGGTTCTGAAAATGAACTTCAAGGACTCGGCCAACTTCATCGAGCAGTATGAGCTCTGCGGTCAGGAGATAATCGACATCTCTCTCATGAGAGAACCTGGAAACGACAAGGGATCCTTCTCGGATCGTGAGCCGTTCTCCCATCGCTTCTACGTTACGGAATATCCTCTCTTTGCCCGACCTCAGGAACACGTCCAGGTCTTCTCGCTCATGGCCGTGTCGGAGCATGCCTTCATCTCCAACTTGAAGTTCATATCACGGGCAGTCTCGGGCAATGTCTCTGATATCATCCGTTCGATCCTCGTGAACGATCTGAAGGTAGATGATAACTCCATTTACTTCCCATGGGATGTGCCTGGGATAGGCGACCATCGCTGCGTGTCGTCCTTCACTGGAATCATTCCATACATGAACCCTCTCTCGGCAGTGGAATGGCTCCGAACAGGCATGAACGATTCTTCCCTCTCTCCATTCTTCTTCTGGGAGTCTCTGAGAGGAATCAACATCATTTCACAGACGAATCTAACCACCTCGAAGCTGTATCGAACCTACTACGACCATCGAATCAATCTTCAGAGGGCCCATTCCGAGGATGACTACCTTCTCCAGGCGTGCACGATCTCTTCCATTGCTTCGAACCTGAAGATGTCGAAGATGTTCCAGGCCAAGGACGGAGCTTTCGGATCTGTCGTGGACTTCGTAGACATCTCGGAAAAGAAGGTCATCCGACAGAACTTTGCGTACAATTCAGAATTTAAGGGCATGCCAAGTCTGGAAAAGTATCCATCCATCTCGGACAAATTCAAGATTGACGGAAAGTCTCTGTCAGAACTTGAATCGAATCGCTCGACCCTGCCCCTCTCTTCCCATAACTACGCCGGAAAGAACTTCGAGAGCCTCCAGCTTCTCTCATATCTCCCGTGCAAGTCTTTCTCGGAAAACCTTGAATCGATCACCCATGACATGAAGGTTCCCGGGGACTTCGACCTTAATCCAGGAAAGAGGATCAACCTTCAGATCCCAAAGCCGATCGATACAGCCTACATCACGGACGGAGCTTCTAAATATGATCAGGTAGCTTCCGGAAACTATCTCGTAACTTCGGTCATCCATGAATTCTCCTCTACATACTACTGCACCGTCCGCATCAAGAAAGATGCACTCTCCTTCGACCTGAACAAATGATCACGCCATATACCTTCTTCACGGGAGTAGTTGAAGACATCCTTGATCCGGAAGAGATGGGTCGAGTCAGAGTCCGAGTCTTTGGATTCCATTCACCTTCCAGGCAGGACATCCCTACCTCCTCCCTCCCATGGGCAACCCCGCTCCTACCCACCACATCTGCGTCCATGTCAGGGGTCGGTACCTCGGGAACCGGTCTTCTTCCAGGCTCATGGGTCGTCGGGTTCTTCCGTGACGGAGAGTCAGGCCAGGATCCCCTCATCCTTGGGTCTATCCCGTCCATCTCATCGAGAAGAGACCCGTCGTTGGGGTTCTCAGATCCGAGCGGTGTCAATCCCCGTCACCCGGGAGAAGTAGACACACCGCGTTCTGCGCGGTCCTCGTTCCGAGACCATCCAGCCTATACTGGAAAGCTCGACACAAGAGTCACCTCCATCCCAACTGCCGTCCCGCCTTCCATACCATCCGTGGCTGTACCAGAGCCTGCCGCGTACTACGCGCGAAAGACATGGGACTCCCCCGACCCGGCCGACACGACTCGTCCGATCTATCCCTTCAATTCCGTGGAAGAATCATCCGGAGGACATGTAGAAGAAGTCGATGACACCCCGGGCTACGAACGCATCTCGACCACCCATCGCTCCGGCGCCTTCCGTCAATTTCTATCCGACGGTTCCGAGGTTCTCTCAATAAGAGGAAAGAGATTTGTTATTATCTCAAAAGACGATAACGTATACATTCGTGGTTCCTGTAATATCACGGTAGACGGAGATTGCAGACATCTTGTTAAAGGTAATCTCCACGTAGAGGTAGAGGGTAACTATACAGAAAACATCAAAGGCTCAAAACAAGTAAAGGTAGGACATTCCCATTCCATGGAAATTGGTCAGGACTGGGGTCTCAATATCGGAGAAGGATCCCTCCTTAGAGTAGGTAAAGATGTATCTGAGATGGTAATAGGCTCCCAGAGTACGAATATCGGAAAAGACTACGATTTCATTGTGAGTGGTACGCTATCTGACTTCGTTCTGGGTAACAGGTCCTTTATCACAGGCGGAAACCTCACCGGGGCCGTGGGTGGAGTAACCGGATTAGCTCTGGTCGGAGCCGCCACGATCAAGGGTGCCGGGATCTCGATCACCGCGACGGATTTCGGAGTGAACGCCACCGGAGCCCTCTCTCTAACCGGAAATGACATTACCCAGACTGCAATAAATTCGTTCTCGAGTGACGCGGCCTCTCTGAGTCTAACCTCCACCGGCACACCGTTGAGCCTGGTCGGTCCCTCCACCTCTACCTCTATCCCGTAAGCTCCCATGTCCTGTAACTCCAATTCATTCCTAGACGGGCTGCAGGCCAAAGCAGATGCCCTGAAAGCCTCGGTGAACGGTGGTCTGGAAGGCCTTAAGAACGACCTGGGGGATGCAGTAGCCGGTCTCAAAGGTGCTATCACCCTGCCTGCCTCCCCCGCAGTAAAGAGCTTCAAGGCAGATCTAGCTGCCCTGCAGGGTAAGGTAGGCACAGAACTGGCCATTGCGCAGGCCAAGCTCAATGAGACCTGGGGCGGTATCGTAAATGATCTGGACACGCTCATGACAAAGGTCCACCTACCTGGGTTCTCGGTATGTTCAGATGCACCGAATGTAGAGGCTACAACCAATCCAGATGGAAGCCTGGCTCCTGTAGTAAAAGCACAGCCTACACCTGCACCAGCCGAGGTCCCTGCTCCTGCAGAACCGGTAGATGTAACACCTATTAGCCAAGAGGTTGCACCTTCATCCTCGTCTTCCGGTGTGTCATGGTCAAAGGCTCAGGCTGACTATGCTGGGTATAGAGAGGTGAAGGAAGCATCCTATGGGGAGTTAATTCAGAAAAGCATTGGAGCCCAGACTGAAGCAGATAAACTTAAGAAGGATCCTGATGTCATGAAGGTTAATGGTCAGGATGGTTCTTTCTTTGGACCTTCGAGTTCACAGAATTACTCTGCGGCAGATAGACTTCGAAAGGGTATGGTTACTCAGGCTCAATATGACAAGTATACTCTGAGCTTGAAGAAGAGTTCCGAGGCGGCGGAGTTACATGGCGCAGTTGCAGGGATAACTGACCTCTTCGTAAAGTGGGAATGGTTCGTGGCCGGTAAGGGTGGACAGGAGGGGGCAATACGATCTGTCGGGGATGGGATCGTTAAGAGCAATCCTTCCTCGGGACCCTACATCCCCAAGGTAGAGGGATTAGTTAAGGGCAGAATCGGAGTTGTTACGGCTTACTACAACACGGCTCACTGATCGCATTTTAACCAGAGGGAAGGACCATCCTCTGCCGGGGTTTTCGTTCCAACCCACTGCGTATCCGTTATCGAGCTTCCACCACACGTTAACATTCTTGTGTCCACCTGGGAAAGGCGTGGGACGATCGGCCTGCCAGTTGCTCTCCTCAGCCAGAACATCCAGCATCTTGTTCACTGGCGAATCCATGAATTCAGAAAAGAACTCGCGAGGTAGAAAGTCTCGAAGTGGTTTGATCATGGATAGAGCATAGCAACCCCAAGGTGGATGTAAACAAGAAAGTAAAGATTCCTCTGATCACCCATTGCCGAGAGATGCGGCAGATAGGCTTCGATGCGCCCTAGGCATCGCATTCGGCCAGCTTCAGATCGTATTCGAACTTTGATTCAACGAAGTCTGCACCGGTCCCTTCGAGGCAATCGCATTGGGTCACAGGTTCGTCTGCATAGATTCCTTCACAGTGGATGCAGATGAAAACTTTACGGCAGACTCTTTTGTAGATGTTCACTCTTCGTCCTTTCGGATAACGTACTGGGTCTGGAGAGCATCGTTGTTCGTTTCAACCCAGAGACGGGCAGCTTCTTCGGAGGCGTGAGTCTGTTTGAAGTAGACCCAGCGCCAGAGGCAGTTAGGGTTGGCAGCGAGTTCCTCGGGAGTCGTCTTCATGACCATCAGACCTACCTTCCACTCGCGGGTCTTGGAGCTCCATGTCGGGGCTTCGATGATGCCGCATTCCTTACCGTCCAGCTTGATCGTAACGGAAGCGTGAGGACATCCGACTGCACGGAGGCCGGTTTCACGTGGACGTTTTTTGAATATGAACTTGGTCATGGATAGAGCATAGCACTTAATTCGGAAAAGTAAACAAGAAAGTTAGTCGTTGAGTAATTCGATATCGAACTTACCGCAGAGGGAGCGGAAGATTTCTGAAATGACACCTTCGGCGGTCCGTTGACAATGACAAATGCCAGAATCAATGTCATTGCAATCAGAGTAACTTTGAGTTCGAATGCGGTCATGACTTTGGGCGGTCAACTGCGCTCATCTCGTAAACATCGACCGTTTCAGGGGTGGCGATGACAGTCATCACGTAGAATTGACCTTCACGGATGGCAACCACCTGCCAGTGGTTAGAGTAACGATGAACAATACCGATGCACGAGAAGCGGCGGTCGTAAAGAGCATTTGTTATGCGTGACTTATCCTTGCGACGGGCTTCCTCTGCTTGGGCGATGCGAGCTTTTCTTTCTTCTTCGCATCGTGCTTGATGGTTTGCGTAGGCTTTGAATGGATTAAATGTCATGTCGGATTTTGGAGGCGATTTTGTTCTTGACGCCATACCAGTAGCACCATCTCCGGAAGTTCCTCCCGAAAAGTCGTGCCATGTTGTAGTAGGCTTTGTCGTATTTGGTTTGGAGAGTCATAGTCCTTGGCGTTTTACCCAGTCTGTCATCTGGGAAAGAAATGATTTTGGCGAGTCATGAAGCGACTTGGTCAAGGCAGCGATATCGTGAAGCTGACGTTCCAGTTCACCGTGAGAGGCAAGAAGCTCTTGAACGGCAACCGGATCCGGCAGCTTTGCCTTCAGTGCGTTGGTCTTTGGAGTTGCTGGGTTCATCGTTTGAAGTTGTGGCGGTGGGAATAGTCGTGTGCAGTTCCAGTCACCCGGCCTGCATCGTTCGGAGATGTGGAACGGTCGTAACGGTATTTTCCGTCAGAACACCTCAGGCATTCGTAACCCTTGAGCCGCGTTCGGCCGAGGACCTTCACGCGCTTTCCAGCCTGGGTCTTGTAAGTCCTGCCGATGCGGAATAGGAATGGTGATGGGTTCATGGGCGAGGAATGGGACCTGGCTTTTTATGATAGAGCATATTGGTTCGGTTGAAGGTAGGCCCAGGATTAAGCGGTGATGATGGAGTAAACAGCCAGGCGCTTCCAGTCAGAGAGGTTTTCCGCATTCTCGGCGAACTGAATCACCTTGATCAAGGAGCGAATGTTGAGGTCCTTCACCGAATTGCGATGTTTCGAAATGATGGCCACACACTCGTTCTTGATGGCGAGGGGAACATCTGGCCGGATTTTCGGGGCGAGCTGCTCGAGGCGTTCAATCTTCTCGTCAGTCGTCATGGAGAGGTCGACGAACTGAGAGCGAGAAAGAAGAGGCTGAGGGAAATCCTCGATGCGCTTGTTCGAGATGAAGATGGCGCGGCCGGTGAACTCGAAAACCTGGGGAAGACCATCGTCAACGCGCTCGGTGAGCCATGAGATGACTCGCTTGCCGGTGGAATCCAAGGCACCTTTCAGGATGTTGGTGGCGGTCTCGTTCATGAGGACGGAATCGCAATCATCGAACACGAGAAGCTTCCCGTTGTTTTCGTAGAGGGCACGATAGAGAGCTTTTGGCGAGGAGTGACCCTTCGTAATGGTGTGGTCCTTGCCTTCGAAGAACTTGTTGATTCCGAGACGGTCGGTTACGGTGAAAGACTTACCGAGACCACCGTCACCAGTCACGATGAGGGAGTTGGTTTTTCCCTGGATGGCCATGTCGGAAAGTTCCTCGAGGAAGAGGAAGCGTTCGGCGACAGTGAAAGGCGAAACTTGCTGGGCGGCGACGACCGTCTTAAGGATTTCATCACCATCTCGGATGATGTCGGCTGGGGCTACCGAAACAAGACGATGCTGGTTGTTGTCGAGGATGACCTCGGCCTGCGCAATCGCCTCATTGTTCCATTTGACGAAGGTGCCGATTACAATCCGGCCGCCTCGGATTTTGACACGAATCTTGGTTATTCCGGGAATGATGTGGTCCATGATTAGAGGAAAGCTTTCTCGGAAGGAATTTCGTGGCGAGCTTCGAAGTTCTCGAGTTGATACTGTTCTTCAGGTGTTAGTTGGTCCATGGTTAGAGCGTATACAGTAATACGGAAAAGTAAACAAGAATTTACAGGTTCTTTCCGTTGATTGAGATGACTTCGACTGGGACGTAAACTGGGAGAGAGTCTGCTGTAAAATCGCCAACGTAAAACCAACCGGCCACCGCATCACCGTCCTTGAGCATTGAAGCTGATTGAGAATAGAGGATGCAGATCTTATCACCACACCTCGCTCCGAAGGCCTTACCTCTCACAGATGCACAGAAGTTTTCGGCGATGGCGCTCCCACCATATTCATATCTCTCCTTTGTGACAGTGAGAGTTAAAAGTTTCAGGTCCTTTGCATCTACGATTTGCGTTTGGTTTTGTTGGTCGTGCCCCTTGGTCCGATTCTGAAGCATGAGCATACTCGACACCAGCAACGAAATAATTGATAGTGCTATTGAGACTGTGTTCATGTTAACGTTTTTTGAGTTCGATAAGTTCTGTGAGCATTTCAACCGCAGAATCAAGATCTGTCATCGTGCACTGTTTGTTTCCAGCAGCATCGTCCCTGAGAGCTTTTCTGACACGTTCAACAATTGCAATATCGAAGCATTTAACCGCGCCTACCAAAAACTTTTCGATGAGTGAGCCATGCTCCAGATCAACGTGGATAGTGTCGCCTTCAATCATGATGACCTCTTCATCATCGCAAAGAAAATCTCCGCGGCGTCTTATCGTGATGCCTAGCAGGTTTCCGATATCGGCGATCTGCTTTTCCGAAAGACATTCAGAGATAACGAAAACTGCTGACTGAGAAGGTCCAGCGACCTGGTTTTGTGTGCGTATGAAGTTCATTTTCTTTTTCGAATGTAGGTTCCAAGAAGACATGGCACCAACTTCTTGTTTGCCATGACGGTTACCTGCTTCCATTCATTTCGCTGGGCTGAACAGAAAAGGTCTCCATGCTTTGTAACATCACCCACCTTCAGAACTTCGTAGTTAGGCGGAATCTGAAGGACGCCATCCACGTAGAGAGTTTTCATCACCAGTCAATGTCGATTGTATATGAGCCTGCGGCAAGAAGTCCTCGTGCATGTAGATCATTTGCAACAGCACTAAGGGATGGATAGAAGTTTCTTTCCCACCACAGCTCGAGACCCCACGTATCACTTCTGTCGGGTAGCAGCTGTTTTGGGTCTCGAGCTAGCCAGGCTTTGAAGCTCACGCCCATCTCTTCATGATTCACGACCTCTGGTATGAGAATGACGCAGTAATCATCTACAGGACCAGGAACGGTGAATTTCTCCCGTCCCCGATCTTTACAGCCATCCTGCTGCTGAAATGAATATGGACGGCCATAAGTTTCCTTTACGAGATCATCCCAGTCTGATAGCTCTATCACACTTTCAGTTTTAATTTTCATTTGAAAGTGGTGACTGAATAACCAGAGGAAGTGGTATGATAGCCGTCGGCCGTCGGCCAGCGATTGATCATCTTCGCTCGAGCGGAGAAGGCTTCCCAGGTTTCGATGGCGTCCTTTGCTTCCTTCAGAGAGTAATTGGTCTGGGCGCGAAGCTCTTTGATGGCAGAGATCTTGTTACCGCCAAACTTACTGTTGGTGTCCAGGAAATCCCATGCAGAGAGGTTGCTTGGATAGACGGTCAGTCTACCCCGGATGAATTCCGGTTCGTGGGCATATGGTCCATCATACTCTTCCTGGATGATGATGGTCGCCTCGGAAGGGAAGTTGAAGTGGGCGCGGATGGCTGTAACAGCCTCGGCATGGGTGAGTGTGATTTTCATCGTTCGAAAAGTACGGTAAGTGAGCTTTCTTGGGCGGTAATGGATTTGACTCTCCATCCCTCGGAAATCAACTTGTTGATGTTTTCCTCGGCGAGAGACAGTTTTGACCAGTCAGATAGTGGATAGATTTTAACTTTTTGCATTTACAGTTGACCGTCAATGCCAACTCGATTGGGATCGCGATATGAAGAAACGTTCAGTGAATGGGAATGGGACAGTGATCATTTTGTGAAATAGTGGTAGAAGAAATGCTGCCAGATTTGAGTGCCTTCATCGAAGAGGTCTTCCTCATCGTCATACATGGATTTTCTTTTCTGGGCGGGGGTTTTCTTTTCGATCATGACTGCAAAACCATCCGAAGAACCAGGCCATGGAGCTTTCCCGTAACCGACGATTTCCCACCCCTTCTTTATTCCGATGAATGGGTCATGATCAATGTTCTCGTAGAGAAAAACTCGATTCTGCTCTGCACCGTTTTCGTAGTTGAACTTGGCATCTGAAATTTTTGGGATGACCTTCCCGTTGAATGTAAGTTCTGGAGCCATTACCAACGGGTGATGATGACGTTTTTGTTGCAGGTCGGGCACTTGAAACCGGTGGCACCATCTGGCCCGCCGCCGTAATCGGTTCCGCTCCAGAGAGTGATGACATCGTTTGGAACGTATTCGATGGTCGAGCCGCAGCCTTCGCAGATCTTCCGTTTCTTCACTGACTTTGCCGGTTTTGTGGAAATGACTTTCATTGGATAAATTCAGAAAAGTTTTTGATGTAGTCGGGTCGCTCTTCTTCGATGATGATGATGCTCTTGAACTTCAGAGAGCGATTGAAAACTGCGCGATAGGATTCACCCTCAAGCTCTCTCTGTTCGGACGGGTCATAGACTTTACCGTCGACGATTGCAATTGCATGATGACGAACTCTCTCTCGGCCCTTCTTAAAAAACTTATCGCGAAACTCACCGGAGATGTAGATGGGAAATTTGAACGAGAGCTTAACGAGGTTGTCGATGGAATCTTGATAATCCTGTCCGAAGAAAACGTGCTGAAAGGTAACACCACACTCTTTCAGAAATGAACAGACATTCATCATGTTTGTTCCAGAAGAAGTGGTCTTCACCAACTTGCAGGCTTCAACCTCAGAAATTCCGAACAGCATGGCAATAGTCGCTGCACCGCAGGTGTAATGCTTTTGCTGGTGAAAGTGGCGGATGTTCCTGGCTGGTTTCATAGAACGAACATACCAAGCAATTCAGAAAAGTAAATAAGAAAGTTCGTATATGGCATCAAAAAAGAATTTGAAGACGTTTACTGATACTCGATACGACACTCGGAAGAGATGACGTAATACATGATCGCCTTCTGACGGTAGTGGAGGAAGGAGAAGGCGACGATCTTCTTCATCTCTTCCTCTGTGCAGAAAATCCGAACGGGAATCACACGCTCCTCGAAGAGTTCGTTTTTGAAAACCCACTGTCCCTTTGCTGGAGTGAGGATGGTCAGTCCCGCCGAAATGTTCCGCACGAACTTATCCCAGTTTTTGTGATGACGTGTTTTGATCGGCTTTATCGTGTCGCCGTAAATCGTCGGAACGAGAATTTCGAAAAGCTTTTTCATGCGCGAACGAAAGCATGGTTGCCTTCTTGAACGTGGTGTGACGACGAATCTTTACCCACGTCTGAGCTTCTTTCTTCGTAGAGAATTTCTGAACCTCTGGTCCAGAGACTTTCCATTTGAGTGGCCTGTCGTGCCAATCTCCACAATGTTCGGGGTGGTCGAGTTTCGTGATTAGGAATTTCATTGGAGGCAGAGGGCGCCCTTCAAGGGGCGGGCGATGTTGGTCGTATAACCAGAATTGAAACCGGCAGAGGCAGCTGAACCACCGTAGTTGGCGAGCCCGCCAGTCCGAATCGTCCGAAGTCCGGGGTATTTCTTCTCAACAAAGAGGTCACGATCACGAACTTCGTCCTGAAGGATGAGAGCGTAGCGGTTACGAGCGGAAGTTTCGAACTCGGAAGGGGCAGAGGGTGTGGTGCCATCAGCTGGACGAGAAAGGTTTGAGAACGTTTCCTCCTCCTGCTTTTTCTTGGCGTCATTCAGTTTCGACGAAAGACCTCGGGAGAAGCTCTCGAAGAAAGTGGCGCGATGAGAAGCAGGAAGTTTGTGGGCTCGGGCAGCCATCTTCCATTGAGTCGTCATGTGCTCTTTGAGGAAGTCGTTAACGTAGAGGGCGAACTCAACGTCGCTCTTGCGACCAAGGATTAGGTTCTTCATGCCACAGTAACGTGAACCTGACATGATGACACGAACATTAAAGTGATTCCTCAGGATGCGAGAAATGAAGCGAGTAGTAACTGCACGCTGTTTACCCTCAGGAGCTTCACCTTCAACGAACTCTTCCTTGATGGGAGCTGAAACGATTGCACAGGCCAAATCGATATTGTGTTTGGCGGCAAGAGCAACTGCTTTTTCCATGGCGGAATCGGCTTCTGCTCCGGTAGCTCCTTTAGAGAGCGTAAGAAGTTTCTTGAGCTTGTTGACAATGTTTTCGTCCATGGAATGAGCATACTACATAATTCAAAAAAGTAAATAAGAATTTTTGCGTATAAATAAGATGATGGCACTCTCTGATTACAATGGCGCAACGGTATCTGGAACAGTGGCACAGAAGCGCCTCTATGCTGACTTCGACATGATGATGTCAATTCATCCAATCAAGAAGACCCTTTCTCCTCTGAAGGATATTGATGCTGTGAAAGCATCTGTCAAGCACCTTGTTTTAACAAACTTCTATGAGAGGCCGTTCCAACCTCAGCTTGGTTCTAACCTTCGCGCTCTTCTATTTGAACAGGCAGATGCTTTCACTGCCATCGCCCTGAAGAAAGCAATCATCGACGTTCTTATTGAATATGAGCCACGAGTGGATAATATCACCTGCCAGATTTCCGATGACCCAGACAATAACTCATACGTTGTCACGGTTGGATTCACCGTCATTTCTCTTTCTTCCAATACTGAGGTAACTCTGTCCGTTCAACGCCTCAGATAATCTCATAAATAACGCATGGCCTCTACACTCAACGTAACTGAACTTGATTTCGGAAAGATCAAGGAGAACATCAAGAACTATTTCCGTAACTCATCTTCAGCATATGCTGACTGGGACTTTGAAGGTTCGGGCCTCTCTACGATCATCGACGTTCTTGCCTATAACACCTATTACAACGGCGTTTTGGCACACATGGCGATGAACGAAACATTCCTGGATTCAGCCCAGCTTAGGCACAACGTAGTTGGTCATGCAAAATTGCTTGGATATGTTCCTCATTCCTATAAGTCCCCATCGGCGGTGATTTCATTGACGTTTGCTGCAGGTGGATCGGTTCTCCCAATGGAACTTCCAAGAGGTTCGCAGTTTACGACATCGATCGATTCAGTCCAGTATTCCTTTATCACGCTCGAGACATATTCTGCTCCGGCCATCGATGACGTCTATTCGTTCCCTTTAGTTGAAATCTTCGAGGGAGCTCTGAAGAAAACGTCTTTCATTGTAGATGAGAACATACTCAATCAGAAATTCGTCATTCCAGATTCAAATGGGGACATGACGACCCTCATTGTCAACGTACGCGAGAACGCAAAGTCAACCACAACGAGCACGTTCATCGAATTCGCTACGCTTGCTTCTGCAGATTCCAATTCAGCCATCTATTTCATCTCCGAGAACTACGATGGGAAATATGAGATATCTTTTGGCGACGGCATATTCGGCAAGAAACTTCCATCTCTTTCAGTCGTCGAGCTCGAGTATCTTGTAACGGCTGGGTCAGGTGCAAATTTTGCAAACTCGTTTTCGTATTCCGGTGGTGGAAGTCCTATCATTACAACCGTGTCAGCTTCAACGAACGGTTCCTCCAACGAGAGCATTGAATCTGTTCGCTTTAATGCGCCTCTAGCCCTCGTCGCGCAGAATCGTGCGGTTACTGCCGACGACTACAAAGCAATCATTCTTCGCGACTTCGGTGCAGTTGATGCTATCAACGTATGGGGTGGGGAGCAGCAGGTTGTTCCAGAGTACGGTAAGGTTTTCATTGCGATGAAGCCATCAGGTGGAGATGTTCTTTCAGACACCGAAAAAGCTAGAGTGCTCACGCTTCTGAAGAATCGTAATGTTCTCACGATTACACCGATTCTAGTGGATCCTGATTACGTCAACATCTACCTCGATATTGCCTACAAGTACGATTCAAACGCAACAACTCTTCGTATAGGCGAGCTGAATACTCTTGTTGCTTCCGCAGTCTCGACATATTCGGCTAACGAACTGCTTCGATTTGACGGAGTATTCCGTAACTCGAAGCTTCTCAGGGCTGTTGATGCATCATCTCCAGCAATTCTGAACTCGGCAGCTCGTGTCTATCTTTACAAGTCAATTTCAATTTCAAACTTCGTTAACGCAAATCTGAACTTTGCAACCAAGATTTACGGAGATATTTCCGCCTCCACACCAATCTTGACATCGACGTCATTCATCTATCACGGGTACACAACATTCGTTGGTGATGAACCTCTATCTTCGACTCGTCGCAATCTGTTCCTATATCGCGTGGATGAATCCGGGAATAAGATCAAACTGCTTCTATCCTGTGGATACGCAACTCCATCAATTGGTGAGGTTGTCATTACTGGCTTTTCAGTCGACACTCCTCAAACTCTCCAGATCAACGTTGTTCCAGATTCTTTTGATATCGCACCGAAGAGAGATCAACTCCTCCGCATTGACATAAATGCTACAAACATCTTAGGTGAAGTTGATTCGATTGCCGTTGGTGGTTCTTCGGGTGCATCGTCGTATATCACGTTCCCAAGAAGCCGATAAATAATTTATGCCGGTTGCCTTTGCATCATCTAGAGTTTCGAAAGCCGAAACGGCCAGAGTAGACACGCTTTTACCTGCGCAGATCCGTGAAGAGACTGCGACGTTGATAAAGTTCATCGAGGGCTATTACAACTTTCTAAATAGCACCGGCCTTCCTTCCAATGTCATTTCTTCTATCACCTCGTCGCGCGACATCGATGAAGTTTCATCGGTCTATCTTGATGCCATTGGAAAAGAAATTGCGAAGACAGTACCAAATGGTGCACTCGTCGATAAGGTAAATCTTTACAAGAAGATTGTTTCATACTATTCCACCCGTGGAACTGAAGATTCCGTCGCGATCTTCTTCAGAATTTTCTTCAACGAAATCGTAGAAATTTATTATCCGCGCGTTGATATTCTCCGTGCATCTGACGGTATTTGGGATCCAGCCCAGGGGAAATACGTAGACACAAAGGGTTTTCTTTCGTCAGACAAATATCTTCAGGACGGTAAGTTCTACCAGGAATTTTCGTATCTCATCCGTTCTCCAATACCAGTTTCCGACTGGGAGTTGCAGTTTGCAAGGTTGGTACATCCAGCAGGCCTAAGATTTTTCGCCGAGATCGCTCTTTACTTGACTGTCCTTGGTCAGAGTAAATCGTGGAGAGATACTCGCTCAGGCCTAGGCGTCATTGAAGACATCTACATAACGAATTTTCATTCGCCGCTTTTCCAGCCAGGATGGCTATCAGGCGCAGATCGTCTCGTTCAGTTCTTTCTTCTTTCTCCGGAGTCTATTTCAATTGATCAGGCAAGGGCAGTTTACGTCACTCTCAAGCTTTTCTCTTCGACTGCCATCAATGACTCGTATCTCGACAAAATTGATTCGGAATACGATTGGCTGAAAAACTTCGATTCAACTCCAGTTGGAGAATATGCGGATCGTTCACCGTTCAATTTAGATGGTTCTCCGCATCGTAGAACCACGGACAGCTATGATTGGTCAACTTCATCGGTGTATAGAAGTGCTGCGCCGGTCGCATCTACCGGCTCACGCATTCCTGACCAGCAGATTGGATGGGCATGGAGAAACATTGGTGCTATCGTAAACTTTGTTCCGCATGTAGGCCCAATATGGACAGATGTAGCATTCACGGATGAAACCGGATCGTTCTATCTCGTATCTGGCGGCGATGCACTTGCTCTGTCAACGCTCACAACATACGGATTTTCGCTTCAGACTGTTGACATCTATGACCCAGTTAGTGACTCGATTGTCCCAACTATTCTTGCTGTCAGACTTGGTGATGATACATCCGCCGTACCTCCATCAACTACCGCCATGAGCATGGACGGCTTCATCAGCGGAACGTATTATACAAATTTTGGAGTACTTAAACGATGAGTTTATATCCTGGAACTTTCATAAAGGGAACCGTTGTTCCACCACTCGGAATAACAAATCCTGCCGGTCTAAACAATTTGGTAGGTATTTCGATCACCAAGGCAGAGTTGAAGACACTGGTTAATAAGGCTTGCAATTTCACGAGTGCTCATTCATTTGGTGGAATGTCGTATATGACAGGTTCCTCTCCAACTGCTAGAACATATTCAGGCATCACACCTCCAACATCGATGAATGGTTATTGGTATGGCTACTCATATGGCGCAACTCCGATTTATTCTCAGGGTGGGTCATATTCCAACGGTGGAGGGGGTGGCGGAAACGAAATTGTCGGTGTGGACGCAATACCATTCTCGGGCAGACTTGCTCAACCTGGCACGGGTCTTTCGAGAGAGCCGATGCTAAGATCAGACAGCGATTATTCCGGTACTGGCAAAAGATTGAATCAGGACGTTCAGTTTTATCCGAGCATGATCGGTTCAAACCCTGTCCTCCTCGTCTACGCACAATTTGTTGGAGTGAATGGGGCTGGTGCTTCCAATCTATACGATCTTACGAGTGATGTTAATACTCATGTCACTTCACAACAATTCTCGGCGTTTACAGATCCGAGCCCAACTTACGGTGTAACACACGGCCTCTGGTTTACTGCTACAAGAAATGGATCAACGATCACCATCAGAAATGATTCCATCTGGGTCAGCGGCTCAAACTTTGTTACAGTCAATGTTGGAGGTGTTGCACAGCCCAATATTACTTGGACTACCGCAAATGGTGGTGGAGCAGTCACAACATATTCGGTGCCTGGCGGATATGCCGGAATCGACTGTCCAGTATCAATTCAATACTGTGGAACTTCTACTCTTCCGCTAGTCGATTCATATTCCATGCCGGTCACAATTCTCGGCAGAACAGTCTCTATTCCACTCTACTATTCAAGCACGACGCACGCCACCCCAACATCCATTTCGTTGGGAATAAGCGCAGTTTGATGAGCAACCCCTATAAATAAGATCACACATGTCAGCAATCATTACAACTCCTTTCCGTGTCAATAACGCAGCTGCTCTAATTACAAAAGTGACGTCACTTTTGTCGACTGACAAACTATTCATCGCAGTCGGCAAGTCAGACCCTTGGCCAGACTCAGATGCAACTGTTGCAGCTCCAGTTGATTCGTATAAGGACATCGCTGAATTTAGAAAGAACATCGTCGCCATGAAGCGTGTTGATGGTTCCAATGCCGGTCATGTCATTCCTCTCGTAAAATTTGCTCAAGTTCCTTTCAAAGAATGGGATCCATCTGACGAAACAAATTTCACAGCAGGTCTTGTGAATGGTGTTCAGTGTCTGCCAGCTTACTGCACAGTTCAATCCGGTTCTTCATATGCAGTTTACAAATGCGTTTCGTCGCTGAAGTCCTCGGGTGGCGTTCCCCTTGCTCCTTCTTCGCCAACAGCTCCATCAACTACTTCGTATAGCTCACCGCAATTGGTCGGCGGTTATCTTTGGGCTTACATGTATACGGTTTCAGATTCAGATGGAACTTTCTCTCGTGACTTCCTTCCAGTGCCATCTGGAATTCAGGGAACCGCTTACACCGCTCTCGGTAATGCCGGTAAAATTTATGGTTACCGCATCAAAAATGCCGGCGCTGGATATGCCAACGGCACATTCACTGTCTCACCGATTGGTGACGGTGCATCAGCTCAAGCAACAATCGTAATTTCAGGTGGAGTAGTTACATCTGCATCTGTTTCCGCTGGACCACTCTATGGAACTGGTTACACCTTCGCACGCCTCGTCGTTCCAGGAACTCCATCAACCGTAGCTGTCATTGAGCCACTCATCACACCACAGTTCGGCCACGGTTACGAGCCAACAATTGAACTCGGCGCTTACTATGCCTCATTTGGTGTTTCTCTGGCTGGAGCTGAAGATACTGATCTTCCAACATCTAATGACTATCGTCAGATGGGTCTACTTCTCAACCCACTCAACAATTCTAATGCAGTCATTACTCCGTCAGCAAATGGATATGCGTCTGGCCAGAAGTCGTTGACCATACCATCTTTTACTGGATCGCTTCCAGCTGACGGAATTCTCTATCAGCCTTCCACTGGCGCCCTTGCATTTCTTGATTCGTCTACATCCACCGCAGTTTTCTTCCATCAGAATTATTCTACGTTGGTTAACTTCACGGCGTTTGCAGCTTCTTCAGTTGTGTATGTTTATCCTGCAGGAACGACAACAATTGTTGGCACAACTGGAACTGGTTCCGTTGGTTCGTTCACCCCATCGGCGATAAATACAGCTGAATACAAAGCCAACTCAGGCACACTTCTTTTTGTAGAGAATCGCAAGAGAGTCTCCCGCGATCCTTCACAGACTGAGGAAATCAAAATCATCGTTCAATTCTAATGTCACTCAAAGTTTTCAACACACAGCCATATTATTGCGACGACTATTACGATTCTGGCGTTGAAGGCAAGGGATATCTGCGTATCCTCTTCAAGCCAGGTCGGGCAGTCCAGGTTCGTGAGCTGACTCAGCTTCAGACAATGCTTCAGGCGCAGATTGAACGCTTCGGTAGTTCTGTCTACAAAGAGGGAACGCCGGTAATTGGTGGTCTGGCAACTGCAGACAATTATGCGGATTGGTTGAAAGTTTCGGGAACTTTTCCATCAGACGTCGTCGGTCTTGACATCACAGATGGAACTGGAATCTCTGCTCGTGTCATCGGTACTACCACAGTCTCAGGACAGAAATATCTTTTCTTGAAGTATACTTCTTCCGATACTGCAAGCGGTGCCGTGAAAATTTTCCCAGCTTCCGTAACCCTGATTCGTGTTTCAGATACGTCAGCAATCGGATTGACTGTTGCAGCATCTGCTCAATCAGGATTTGGCTCGCGCTTCTCAATTGATTCTGGTGTCTATTTCATTGGCGGTAATTTTGTTCACGTTGATGCACAGTCAGTCTTTAACGTTGCAAACAATCTCTCAGGCCAGATTGTTTTCAATCTGACAGAGTCTACTGTTTCTGCACAGGAAGATGCAACGCTCTATGATAACGCATCTGGGACTTCAAACTTTGCTGCACCAGGCGCTGATCGTTACAAGGTTGATCTTGCATTGGCATTTGTTACATCGCGTTCTGATGCTCAAATCCATCTCCTCACCGTCGTTGAGGGAAGAGTAACGCAGGCTGCGCGCACCGAATACTCAAACCTTGACCGCATTCTTGCACAGAGAACGTCAGAGGAATCCGGCGATTACGTCGTTCGTCCATTCCAAATCGATGTGCGCGAGCATCTCGATAGTGGAACAAATCGTGGTTACAAGACATCGGGTAATGGTGGAGATGCAACAAAGATTGCATTAACAATTGAGCCATCAGTTGCATATGTTGATGGATATCGCGTTGAGCTTTCTGACAAGCTGATTATTCCTGTCGACAAGCCAAGAACTCCATCCACGTTCTCAAACATCGCCAAGTCACTCAATCTCGGTAACTACGTCTATGGTTCCTTTACTTCAGCAAAGGCTCAACTTGATGTTACGACGAATGATACTGTCTACAACCTTCACAATGGAGCAGGGGCTGCTGTTGGAACAGTTCAGGTTCGTGCTGCTCGACCTGACGTAGCATCGGGCGTTTATCGTGTCTATCTCTACAACATCGTCATGTCATCTGGACAGTTTGCCGATGTTAGATCTATTAGAACGGGTTCCACTCTTCAGTTCAATCTCACCGATATCGGCGGAACTCTTCTTTCGTCCTCAGCATCTCTCTACGATTCTTCTGAATCTTCGCTGGTTTTCCCTCTGCCATTTGACGCTGTCAAATCACTTGAAACACTCACATCGCCATATTACGATGTTCGTTACCAGGTTCAGAAAAAATATCCCGTTGCGGGCCTGACCTCGGCAACTTCGACGACGATCGCCGCATCTCCATTTACTCTCGAGTCTACGTCTGCAGCAGACTATTTCGTTTACAACTCTTCAACCGGTAATGCAGTCCCAGTCACGTCAGTTACCGGAGATGCAAACAATCGCACCATCGGTTTTGCAGCGCAGACTGGAACTCTTGTTATCGTTGCAGTTGCTACCAAGGAAGATGCTGCTGGCGTAAAGGCTACAAAGTCTATCGTCAGCCAGACCGATTCTTCCATTGCTCTTGTTGGTGGTACACTCTCGCAATATGATTGCTATGACATCACCTCGATTACGTTGGTTGGTGGCACAGGTGCCTTCTCCGGAGTCACTGACGTAAAGTACCTTTATGACCTATCATCTGGTCAACAGGATTCATTCTATGGACTCGGTTCAATCGCTCTGAAGTCTGGAGCTTCTGCACCAACAGGCGTCTCGCTGACTGTTACATACCGCTATTTCAATCATGGCGCAGGAGATTATTTCTCGGTTGACTCCTATCCTGCTGTAACAATCGGTTACGCCGGAATTCCATCCTACGGCTCAATTCGTCTTGCTAATGCCATTGACTTCCGTAAGAAGAAGAATGTTGCTGGACCGGTTGATCGTCTGAATCCGGGTTCTGCATTCGTTACGCAGATTTCGCAGTATCTTCCACGTATTGACAAAGTGATTGTGAATGCATCTGGAGAATTCAAGGTCATCACTGGAACTCCAGCACTGAAGCCATTCGTTCCAGCAACACCAGATTCAACGATGGCGCTTCATACGATTGCATATCCTGCATATCTCTTCAATGTTGCTGATGCCAAAATTACCTTCATCGACAATCGACGTTACACGATGCGCGACATTGGTAATCTCGATTCGAGAGTGAAGAACCTCGAATACTACACTTCGCTTTCCCTCCTCGAGAAGGAAACAACGTCCCTCGATATCGGTAATCGTTTCAAAAACGGAATCTTGGTTGACTCGTTCCGTGGTCATAATGTCGGTGATGTTTTCAATTCTGATTACGCCTGTGCCGTTGACCAAGAAAACGGATTACTTCGTCCAAAGGCAGTCGAAAATCTTGTTAGGCTCGTCAAGACCGGTTCTTCATTTGCACAAATTGCGATCACTGGCGATGTTGTGACGAAGTCATTCACGACCACATCGCACATTTCTCAACCCCTTGCATCGGCAGCAATTAACATCAATCCATACAACGTATTTTCTTGGATTGGAACTATCGACCTGTCTCCTTCATCTGACGAATGGAAAGATACTGTTCGCCGTCCTGATGTCATCGTCAACGATTCCGGCCTCTATGACTCTATCGTCGATATGGCCGCAGCTGCCGGAATCACCGGTACATTTTGGAATTCATGGCAGGTAAACTGGACTGGGTCCAAGACAACTTGGAACTCCAAGAAGTGGGGAGATACGGCAACTACAACTAAATCTTCAAGAACTGGCATCAACAAATCTGTCACTTCTTCTAATGTTTTAACCAACATCGGTGACAAGGTTGTTGATACTTCATTCGTTCCTTTCATTCGTTCACGAAAGGTTTACTTCTCAGCAAAGGGGCTGAAGCCAAATACTCGTGTGTATGGTTTCTTCGACGGCACCGACATCTCCAAGTATTGCACAGTCGCTTCATTCGTTTCGTATTCCTCCGGTTCATCGATCACTGATTATTACAACCAGCTTTCTACTGCCGATTCTGGAACAATCACGTATACGGCCGACATGAGAACTGATGCTGCTGGTTCCATCTCTGGTTACTTCATCATTCCAAATAACGATAAGGCACGCTTCAGAACTGGAACACGCGTTTTCCGACTGACTGATTCATCGGTCAATGACGATACTGCAGCAACAACGCGCGCAGAAGGTTTCTATTCTGCACAGGGTCTTCTCGAAACAGTCGAAGATACGGTCATCTCTACGCGTGTGCCGCATATCACATCGACACTGCTCTCGGAGAACGTGACAACAGTCACGCATAAGCTCGCGCATCGCGACCCACTTGCGCAGTCGTTTATCATCGGAGATATTTCTGGTGGTATTTTCACAACGTCAATCGATCTTTATTT